CGATTGAAAATTGTTGATTTTCCTACATTTGGACGCCCGACAAGGGCGACAACGGTTCGGGGGCTGGACATGGAGTTGTGGCAGTGATTTCAGACATCCAGATTCTTCACTCGAAGTGCATTTTCCTCAATGAAGTTTCGGCGTGGTTCAACATTGTCGCCCATTAGAATGGTGAAAATTCCATCTGATTCAACAATGTCTTCAACCTTCACTTTTTTCAATGTTCTGACCTTCGGATCAAGTGTCGTTTCCCACAACTGCTCCGGATTCATTTCACCTAAACCTTTGTAACGCTGGATGTACATACCTTTCTTGCCAAAACTAATCATAAAATCCAGCGCCTCAGACCATGTCTGAAAAGAGTGACTCTCTCCTTCATTCTCTTCTGTCAGGACCACCCCATTTTCTCCAAGAGTAGCCTTGAGGTTTGAATGTTCCTGAAACAGTTGAGAATAATCATATGCGCTCAGGTTTTCCAGTAAATTCAGTGACAAATCAATTTGCTGTTCATTCACCTGGATTAAAACATTGCTTCCCTGTTTTTCCGGATCTACCGTTAGTTTGTAATCCGGATAAATTTCCTTCAAACAGTCAATACAATTGAGAATGTGTTCCGCTCCTCCTAAATCAATCTCAATTTCCTGCTTGAGTAGAAGATTGATCAAAAGGGTCAAGTTGGGATTAAAGCACAAGCGGTCATAATGGGTTCTGTAAAGTCTGATTTTAAGAGCTATCTGAAAAAGCTCTTCTCCGCTTATAGTTGCTCCTTTTTCAGGCGTGAGACTTAGTATTTCGCTGGAAGAGCGCACCAGCCGTTCTGTCATTTCATTTTCATCTCTAACATAAAAACTGCTACGTCCCTTTTTTGCTCGATACAGAGGCGGCTGGGCGATATAGAGATAGCCATTTTCAATAATTTCCGGCATTTGTCGGTAGAAGAAGGTCAGAATCAAAGTCAGAATATGGCTGCCGTCAACATCTGCGTCAGTCATGATGATGATTTTGTGGTATCGTATTTTTTCAAGATCAAACTCCTCTTTCCCAATTCCAGTTCCCATCGCAGTAATCATGGTTTTTATTTCTTCATTGGAGAGCATCTTGTCAAAGCGGGCCTTTTCCACATTCAAAATTTTTCCTTTCAGGGGTAGAATTGCCTGATTTTTACGGTCACGTCCCTGCTTTGCAGAGCCTCCTGCAGAATCACCCTCCACCAGAAACAGTTCACTTAAAGACGGATCAGATTCCTGACAATCAGCCAGTTTCCCGGGAAGAGTACTGAATTCAAGTACATTTTTTCTACGGGTAATTTCCCTAGCTTTTTTTGCAGCAAGCCTGGCCCGTTGTGCATCTATGGCTTTGGCAACAATCTTTTTTGCAACAGCTGGATTCTCCTCCAGATATGCACCCAAATATTCTGAGACCAGCGTTTCAACTTTTCCCTTAATTTCAACATTGGTTAATTTTATCTTCAGCTAATCATTTTTTAGATGATGCCAAAGATTTATGTGAAATTCAAGGATGGTACTATCAATATCGAGGTACTAATTCAGTATCTCTAAAACTTTTATTAGCTTTAAATAATTGGGAAGCGTGGAGAAAAGGAGCTAATCTTAATCACTTAGAAATAAAAAACATTTATGAATATGTAGGATCTAATGTATTACCAGGATTCAAAAAAGGTAAAACCTTACATTCTGATGACAAATATACTTTAAAACAATGTCAAGAAAAACATGGGCTGATTACAGATAAGGTTTGGTATCAAGCATTTGAAGGACTCGATACTATGACAGAAAACTATATAAGAAATATGAGAGCGAATGGAGAAAAAATAAATAAAAATCCAAGAATAATAATGTCAACTATCCATGGCGCCAAAGGAGGAGAAGCGGATAAAGTTCTATTAATGCAAGATTTAACTAATGCAGCTTTAGAAACTTTTAGTCATGATCCTGATGAATTACATAGATTATTTTATACCGGAGCGACCAGAGCCAAAAAAGAATTACATGTCTTAGATCCTAAAAATTTTGATCGAGCTTATATATTATGAGTATTTGGGATAAACAGGTTGGAGGAAAACACTATCGAACTTTAAAAATACAGCCAAGTAAATTTGTAGTCGAGAATAAATTGCTTTTTCCGGAAGGATCAGTTATAAAATATATATGCCGTCATTCACATAAAGGGAAAAAAGAAGACTTGCTTAAAGCGATTCACTTTATTGAAATGATAATTGAAAGGGACTATAAGTGAGAACGATTCAACAACCTTTATTCACTCCTGAAACTGAGTGGGTAATGCCAGAAGAACTTAAAGATTTAAAAGGTGTCAAAGAAATTGCAGTAGACTTAGAAACAAATGATCCAAATCTAAAAGAACTTGGATCAGGAAATGTTATTGGCAATGGACATATTGCCGGTGTTTCTTTAGCCATTGAAGGCTGGGCCGGTTACTATCCTATTCAACACGAACAAGGTGGTAACATGGATAAAGCTTTAGTTATAAGTTGGTTAAAAAATTTATTTAAACAAGAATACACAACCTTTATTTTTCATAATGCAATGTATGATGTGTGTTGGTTACGAGCTGCGGGTATAAAAATTAAAGGTAAAATTGTAGATACCATGATCGCCGCAAGTTTAATTGATGAAAATAGATTATCTTATCAATTAAATGTTTTAGCAAAACATTATGTGGGAATAGGTAAAGATGAAAAAGTTCTTTATAACGCTGCAAAAGAATATGGACTAGATCCTAAAAAAGAGTTATGGAGATTACCTGCAATGTTTGTAGGACAATACGCCGAGCGTGATGCAGAGGCAACTTTAAAACTTTGGCAAAGACTTCACAGAGAATTACATGATCAAGAACTAATAGATATATTTAGATTAGAAACACAATTATTTCCGTGTCTAATTGAAATGAGATTTAAAGGTGTAAGAGTTGATTTAGAAAAAGCTCACAAAATTAAAAAAAATCTAATGGAGCGAGAGCAGAAAATACTCAATAAAATCAAGGACTTAACAGGTTTTGAGGTAGAAATTATGGCAGCTCGAAGTATCGCAAAAGCGTTTGACAAATTAAAATTACCTTACGATCGAACTGCAAAATCCAATGAACCAAGTTTTACAAAAAACTTTTTACAAAATCATCCTCATGAACTTGCTCAATCAATTGCAGATGCACGAGAAATAAACAAAGCTCATTCAACTTTTATAGATTCAATTACTAAACATGCGCACAAGGGAAGAATACATGCAGATATAAATCAAATTAGATCCGATCAAGGAGGAACGGTAACTGGAAGATTCTCAATGAGTAATCCAAACCTACAACAAATTCCGGCACGTCATCCAGAATTAGGTCCATTGATTAGATCCATATTTATTCCAGAAGAAAATTGTAAATGGGGATCATTTGACTACTCCCAACAGGAACCCAGAATTTTAGTACATTACGCAAAACTGCAAAATTTACCTGGAGTTCATGAAATTGTAGACGCATACAAGGCCGGAGACGCTGATTTCCATAAGGTCGTGGCTGATATGGCAGGCATAAAACGGAAGCAAGCCAAGACAATTAATTTAGGTCTAATGTATGGAATGGGTAAAAATAAATTAATGGCTGAACTAGGATTAATGAAAGAATCAGCAGAAAAATTAATTAGACAATATCATTCGCGAGCACCCTTTGTAAAACAGTTGATGGATAATGTTTCTCGTAAAGCTAATGACCGAGGAAAAATTAGAACTTTATTAGGAAGAGCATGTCATTTTGATTTATGGCAACCTACACAGTTTGGTATTTTTAAACCATTACCTTTAGAACAAGCTAGAAAAGAATATGATGAACCTTTAAAACGGGCATTTACGTACAAGGCTTTAAATAAATTAATACAAGGATCAGCTGCCGATATGACCAAAAAAAGTATGGTAGCTCTCTATAAAAATGGTATAATACCTCACATTCAGATTCATGATGAAGTAGATATACTTCAGGCTATGTATTCAAAAAAGAGGAAGGTTCTTACAGGGGTTTCTGCATATACATCAAAAATGGAGTATA